ATCACCGTTTATTGGTGTACTTGGATTTTCAATACTGGCACGAGTATTAGAAAAAAAAGACCGCATGGAGTTAATTATTCCCATGCGGCAAATATAAACCAAGATAGTATGAAGTAATGGAGTTAAAGTAACAAGTTAAACAAAACGCATTACCATATAATTACTTTTTGCTTTTCTAAAACTTTCGTAGGTCTTATATTTCTCATCCAATCCAAATTCATCTCTCTCCTCCTCCAATTTTATCCATGCCTCTTGATGTGTACGACATTCTCCGGATAACTCGTAAAACCTATGAAAATATCCGCTTGTTGAATTAATTTGTCTAACCTGTTGAGCGTACTCATGCTTTGCCATTAATTTTTCCATAATTAAAAGGTTTTTATTTTAATTAGGTACATTTTATAACATTAACAATCCTCCTTCTCTTTCCTTGCCCTCGTATATTGTTGGTCTATCTCCTTGCATTATTTGAGCGTAGGCCATAACCATTGCTACCGCTCCATCTACTTTTTCAGTGCTTTTAGCTTTATCTATCTTTATATTTCCAGCAGGATCAAGTCTTAAAATAACATTGCTCATCATCCATTCCAATACTGGATTTCCATCGTGAGTTATCTCATTAGATAAAAACAACTTTTCTATTTCCTTGGTTGGTGCAGACATCGAAATAAAACCTTGCCCGAATGGTTTCATTGTTGCGCCATCATTTGTTAACTGTATAACAAGTTGACTGGCATTCCATCGGTCAAAACAAATGCACTCTATTTTATATTTAGCCGTTATTTCAATTACCTTATTCTTTATGTAATCGTAATCGGTTACATTACCATCTGTCATTGTTAAGTGTCCATCTTGCTGCCATTGCAGATAAGGTACACCATCACTAAGCGATCTTTCTCTCACATTGTCCTCTGGGCAAAAGTAATAAGATTTTATATGTGGCTTAGATAATCCTTCTTGCACCGGAAAACAAAGTACCAATGCGCAGATGTCACGCGTTGAGGCAAGGTCTAAGCCAGCAAAGCATTTTTTATTATACAGCGTATCATCATCAATAAATAACCTGGTTGCATCTATGTAAGACTGCGAAATCCAAACGGAGGAGGTAGATGTCCATACGTTTAGATTTTTAGTCATGAATTGTATTTGCTTTGACGCTCCCTCATTCAATGCTTTTTGAAATTGGTCATCCATGTAACTAATGTAGGGAGTTACACCAAGGTTAGGATTGCTTTTTGTCCAGTTCTTTTTATCTTGCCAATCATCGCCTTCATCAAGACAAAATAGTAATGGAAATACAGATTCATCCACCTTTCTTTTTTCTAAAATATCAATCATTACCTTCCTATACAAATAACAAGGACTTTCCCGATTAAAGCCAGCAGTGGTAGTAATCAGCAGTAATGGTTGTATTCTTGAACCCATACCAGTCTCCATCACGTTTATAACGTCTGAATTTTTATGCGCGTGAAATTCGTCAATGCAACAAAAACTGGGATTTAATCCATCTAATGTATCGGCATCAGAGGAAACTGATTCAAATTTAGAATTAGTTGTAGGCACATTGCAGTTGTACTTTAAAACATTAACCAACTTGTTAAATGTCTTAGAATCATTCTTTAAATTCTTTAAAAATACTTTAGCTGTATCAAATGCAATCCTCGCTTGATCCCTTGTCGTTGCAGCTGTGTACACCTCCGCTCCCGTTTCATTGTCTAACAGAAAACAGTAAACTGCAATCGCAGCAGCTAACTCCGTTTTGCCGTTCTTCCTTGCTATTTCAAGGTAAGCCTTGCGGAAGCGTCTGCCACCAGTCTTTTTCTGCCATCCAAACAATACCTTTATAAAAAACTCTTGGAAAGGTTGGATGTTGAATCGCTGCCCGGCAAACTCGCCTTTGGTGTGTCGGAGTGCAGAAATAAAGGAGAAAGCCCTGGTTGCCTTCTCCTCTGAAAACACATACTCCCAATCGTTAACCTGTAAATCGTTTAAATGTCTTTCAACTGCAAGCCTTGCATAGTTGCCTAATATTAATCGCCCCGATACAACATCCTCAATAAATTTCATTTAGGTGTTTTAATTTCTATGGCAATAAATCTAAATAAAAAAAGAAAGCTAACAAATCCAAGTGCCTCTAAAAAGTCTATATAATCAAACCAAAAGAATTTAACAAATAACCAATTCCATAAATAGTAAAATGGAACAGCTAAACCTGTGACCATTATACTCATAACGATTATAAAGGTCAATGTTTCATAAATGCTTTGTTTCATTAGTTCATTTTTAAAAGTTTAGCTATCTCGTCGTCTTCATCTTCGTTACTATCTCTAAAGTAGTCCAATTTTAAACGGCTACCAGGATCTAAGCCTAAACTCTTGCTTATCTCCAAAAAGATATCCATACTTTGCTTAAATGCAGTCCATTCTGCAGAAACTTGCCTCGCACCGTTTGGATGCACCATTACTGCGCCCGAAACTGCAAGAACCTCGGCATTGTAAAGCAGATGGCCAATGGCGCGCGTAGCAATGCTCAAAAAAATGTCATCAACGTCCTTGCTTGCCTTGTGCGCTTGTAAGTGTTCTTTTAATTTCTCATAAATCTTTACCTCGTCCTCATTCAGTTTTAGCAATGACCTGCCGACTGGGCTACCGGAATAGGATTTGATACGGGAAGGTATCAATGTACCTTGAAGTTCTTTTGTTTTCAATGACTTTGCTCTCATTTGCTTTGCTTTTTTATGCTTTGGTTAAACCCCCCTTTTGGAGATTGATTTGATGTCTTCCTTTCTGCACAGTACGATGTTTGACCATATTGGCAAGTCCAAGACCCCCGCCGTCACTCTTTGCCTTCCTCCTATGTTGCTCCTTGTTTGTATCATAATTCACAACCTCGTTGAAACAATGACAACTGTTCACCTAAGCCATGCTTTACTATGTTTAAATCAAACTGTAATTCCATTTGCTTTGCCATTTGTTTATGTTTAAAATACTTTTCATTATCTTTCTTCATCCAATTACACTTTCTGCATAAGAGTTGAGTGTTATCGTATGTATGACTACCACCTTTACTTATAGGTTTAATGTGGTCTATAGTAGCACAGTTATCATCATTGTAATTAACATCATTAGGGTAAACACATTTAACATTGCATCCTTGACATATATAATTAAACCTTTGAAACAAAGTACGTCTATTTATTACTTCGTATTTACTACCCCTTTTAATAACTCTTCTTTTATGTGTTCCATTAGTTTTTCTATCCCTTTGCATTAATTTATATTGCAATGTTCCTTTTATTGATTTAACCCATAATCTAAGATTTATAATGCTTGTTTGTTTTTTAATATTAATATAATCATTATTACATTCTGTAGAACAATATTTATTTAATTGAAATACTTTACCATTATTATTAATTTTAGTATCTAATCCATATTCTTTATTACAATGCTTACATACAGATATGTAATCATGATTGTTTATTATATGTAATAACTTATTACAATCATTGCAATAATTATCATTGTTATATACTCTATTATTATTACATCTAATACAATAAATATTTGAGGATTTAATTACAATTTTTTTTATATAAGTATCCCTAAATTTATCAGTTTGTTTATGTTTTAAAAGTATTTCTTTTAATTTATCAGGATTATGTAATCTTTTCTTTTCTTGATATTTCCTATCTATTTCTCGTTTGTTTTCCTTTGCCTTCTGACTCCTTACAGTATTTCTATTACGTTCGTTAGTACATTCACGACAATGCGTTCTATCGCTACTGCCACGTTGTACATAACTGCAATCATGCTTTATGCAATACTTAACGTTATTATTACTTACACACATTTGGTTATTGTTTTAATCCTTTTTCCTGCTCCATGCTCCTCTTCCTCTGCACCATCTGTGCCAGCCATGACACGACGTCTGCCTTGTCCTTCGGTAGTATCTTTGCATCTGCATCCATGTAAATAGGTACAGGTGCAACAGATGTCTTCTCTAAGATAGACTTAGTATCATGACAAGACTTACATAATGCTAATAGGTTGCCTAAGTTATACATACTACCACCACGCGTGATAGGTATCATGTGGTCAACACATCCTTTCCTATCACCTGGTGTTATGTCAACCATCTCACCTAATACCAAGCACACCTCACACAATGGATTGGCACGTCTATAGTTTACGCTAACCTTCTGCCATGCACTGTTATAATTACCTTGCTCACCAGATGGCTTGCGCATCATCTTAGCCTTATTAATACTTGAATGTATGTACTTAGGTATGTATGGCATCTATAGTCCTTTTAGTATCTTGTATCGCTGCTGATTAAGTAAGTCTATGTGTAACACCTCATTAAGATACTTCCTTCCTTCCTTAACGAGAGATAGCTTATTAATGTTGCCAGCTATAATAGCTAATACAAGGTCATAGAACTGGTGTGGTGTATCATAACACATAACTCCAGGTATATTAAACTCCTTAAAGTAAACATCTGCTAAGACTGGCATACCATTGGCTAAACATTCAATAGCAAAAATATTAGACTTACCTTCATTAAACTCATTCCTTACCAATGGATAGTACCCATAGTCACCTTCTATTCTTTGCATGAATGTAAAATAGATAAACATACTATTCCATTCTACAAAGTTAGCCTTCTTACTAAAGTCGTACATCATGAACTTAGGCATACCAAAGAATGTAAATTCAGTATCTAACTCCATGGCCTTGTTGAGCTGCTCTTTTATGGTATGTAAATCTGCAAAGTGTGTACTTCCTCCTCTCCATACAAACCTTGGAGGATTATGCTGCTCTTCAACCTTTGTCATAGGTAGGTCAGTAGGTGTCCATCCATTAGGTATTACAAACATAGGCTTATCATGACTCAAAGGCTTATAAAGGTCATATAGCTTTTGAGTAGATACTATGATGACATCTGCAAATAAGAAAGTATCTTGTATTTGCTTTTGCACCTGTGGATTGCTAAAATAAGTTGATGCAGGATTATCTTCCGGAACATTTAATAAATGATCGTCAAAGTCGATTATCACAGCCTTTCCCATTCGCTTTGCATCTGCCATTATACCAAGCGAGGCAGTGGAGTTAGGACGCTGGATAATTACTATATCGGTATTATAAATATCATGCCACACTGCCTTTTCTTGGCTACAGATAATCAACTCAAATTTCTTTTGCAATGCAAGACGAGAGAAAGGGCCTATCGTCCTGTAGTAATCAGTCGCTTGACTCTTAGAAGAGGTAAATATAGTAGCCTTCATTTATTGTTTTTTTGCCAATCTGCACATAAATAATTAATAATCTCAACCAGTGGCATCTTCTTTCCAGTCTTTGCCGATAGCTTAATCTGTGTTGTAATAAGCATCCTATGACTATCCTCATCTAACAACACGCTTTTCTTTTTTTTCGTTAGTACATCCATTTTTTTATATTATTTATGCAAAGTTATACAATTTTATATATATTTGCAAATAAAAAATAATTATGATAAAATTAATAGTTTCTGGAAGAGTAGGCAGTGATGCCGAATTAAAGACAGTAGGAGATACAACTGTATGCTCTTTTTCTATTGCCCACACCGAAAAAGTGTATGGTGCAAGTCCTGGAGAAAAAACAATCTGGGTAGGTTGTAATATTTGGGGA